TTCGCCGTAGCCTGCTGTCATTGCACTAGCCATTAGTTCGCTCCAATTGTGTTAGATTCTGACGTTCTGAAAATGCCCTTCTTGGTTCCAATTTCCAAGGCAATGCTTTCAATTACAAACCCATCACCAGTAGAGGCGCTGTTGTCTGCGTCGTAAATTTCAAACTTAACTGCTTCGCATTTTTGCTGTTTCATGTGTGCTCTAAATTGAAGCACTGCGTCATCTGCAGAAGTTGTAGTAAAGGTGTAGGTGTCAGGCGTAGAGTCGTCATCGTAATTATAATACACCTTAACGGTGAGAGTGTGCTTGTCTTTGCTTTTACCAAGCAATGCAAATCTATAGACTCTACCGAATCCTTGAATATCGTTAAACGATATCCATCCTGTTTTTAAGCTAAGGGGCAAATAAGTTGTGCCTAGCTTGTATCCAGACTCTTTCCAAAGCTTGTTGTCGTTGGTGGTTAAATAGATATTGCCATCAGCATTACCAGCTCCAACAATCTTGTTACTGCCAAGAGTAGAAAACGTATAGTTGGCCCATTGCTTAGTGCTGTAGTTGTAAGCAATAACATTTGAGTCTGTAATAAATCTAATAGTAGAAGTTGCCTGATCTTGAATCATGTCTATAATTCTTGATGTTCCAAGCACGTCTTCTACTGGGCTTCCTACATAAGTAATGCCGCCAGAGCCTACTAAGAAAATACCCTTAGAACTTTGAAAGAAAAGCCCCTCGTTAGTAAATATAGTAGGACTACCCTTAAGCGCTCCAATTCTGTTACTAACTAGCTGCGGAGTATAATAATTACCGTTTCCTGTTTTGTCTGGACCATCGCCACTAAGCGCCCAGATTGAGTTTTCTCTAAACAGGTAAATAGTTCCGCCTGCACTGCCAAGGGCAGTTGGCTCATCATCGTCTAGGCCATCAAGAGGAACAAAGAATGTGTCAGTAAACGATACCCCAAACCCTTCCTGATACTCTTTAGAGAAAAAGATTCGATTGTCTTCTGATATTACAAACAACCTGTTTCGATGCTCTTCAACATAAAACGAAGCAGGGCACCTGGTATTAGGAAGTTCGCCGCCTTCAGTGTAAAGAAATGCACCAGCAAGAACTGAGCTGTCTGCAATGTCGTCTGTAAAATCAACTGTTAAACCGCTAGATGCGCTTGCGCTAACTGTTTGAGCTTTATGAAATATGTTTCCGCCGCCCTCTGTTCTGTAAAGAACACACTGGTAAGCTCCTCCGGGCATTGCGGAGTGCATGTTGTTAACCTTTACGGTCACAGTTTTATTAGAGCTTGTTGTGCTAATTGATGCAGCGTCAGATGGTTCAGATCTGTAAATATTACCCTGTGCATCTTCTTTCTCAAAAACAGCTTTGTATTGATAAGCCGCTTCGTCGAGACTACCACCAGAGCTAGCTGCTGTTGAAACAATAACAGGCTTAGGCATTCCTAAAATGTCTAAATCATTTCCAGATGAGTCCCTGTACACTGCATTTCCAACAGTAAAAAATACAGACTTACCAAGAGAAGCGTATCTGACTCCCCAGGCAGGTATTCCTGGAGTAAATTTAACAATATTGATGTTAGAGTTTGTAGCAACAGTTGAGCCGCCAGAGCCATCAGGAAACGTGTTAATGTTGCTTGCTTTAGGAAAAGCGCAATACGCAACATTGGTCCCTGTTACTGTTCTGCATGATGCAGCAGAATGCTCATACTTAAAAGCACCAACAGCTGATACGCCAGTCCATTGTGATTCATCGCCATTAGCGTAAGCAATTGAGCCAAACTGAGTGTCGGATGTGTACATATCCCCTACCCCAAAGACAGTATGCTTCAATGTGTCAGACCCGGTTGTAAAACTAAAAGGTCCAACACTATGTCTTCCTGCTGCAATTTCTTTTGCTGCAGTAATAGCAGGACTGCCTGATGGATCAGATATCCATCGTGCTCTTTGAACAAACGAATTTGATGCATCACCTGTCTCGTAAACAAATGCTACATAGTCAGTAGTTGCAGATTGAGCATCTGGCCGGTAATCAACAAATCCATGAGGCTTAAAGTAAGCACCAGCATATGAAGCTGATGAAGTTAAAGCGGTAAATGATGCAACGCCTTCAGAAAACAAGTAAACCCTAATAGTATTAGATGAGTCTGTTGCATATCCAATATAGACTCTTTCGGCCCCTAGCGCAGACCTTCCAATAGCAAGCGGAGACACTGGGGCAGTGCCAGCAAGTCCTCCGTTAAAATCTGTTGCATGGTCAAGATCTAACTGAGGCATTGATGAAGTTACGCTGTACGTTGGCGAGCCATCTGGCCCTGACCCAGAAACTGTTTTTTCAAGAACAAAAGGAGCATTGTCTTTAACGTATCTAACAGAGTGCGAGCCGCCTGCTGTTCTGTAGTAAGCAACGTGAGTAGAGCCAGGAGTAGCTGTCTCACAAACATCAAACGATTGTTGTGCTGGAGTTTGATTATAGTTGTCCGAAATAAGGTGCCCACTGCTTCCAAAAGTTGTGTTAACTAATGTTGAAAACGGGGTAAAGTTTGGAATTATAACTCCTCGCCTTAATTGATACGTTCCGCTGTTATTGTACTCCCAGTAAACCGCAAACGAAGTTGTACTGGTGCTAATTGCAACAACTTTTACTCGGCCCCTGTATGTGTATCTAGCAAGAGCATCAGCAGTTCTTCCTGATCCCGTGTCTATAACTTTCATTGTAGCAACATCTATAGCAACCCAACGATAACCATAATTAACTACATTGCTTGCGTAATCGTAATCGGCTTCAGTGTAAACAACGGCTAAAGTTGTTCCGTTGGTGCTTAACGCTACATGAGGATTTTCTTGGTGATGAACAGATGACGCGCCAGAAGCAGTAAAAGTTTCAGTATGAATAGGTGCATACATACCAAGATCATCTTTACCAATAGCAAGAGAAACGGACGGGTTAGTGGGACTAAGCCTGTAAACATTGCCAGCAGTAGTTATTGCATACATGTTATTTTTAAATTGAAACGATGCCTGTGTTTTACCATACGAACTGGTAAATGATTCTTCAGAGTAACCTTTTCGTTTTGCAATATGACCTAGCTTGTCAAAGATTCCGTTTTCTAAAACCTCAAGCTCACCAGCCTCAAGGGTAATGTCAGTCTTTTTTGATTGAACACCTTTGCCGAAAGGTATGACTGCAACTTTTTTCTTTAATGGCATTAGAAAACCCACAAGCTAACAGTAACTGTACCGCCAGCAGTTAAGTGTAAGAATCTATCTTTATTGTTATTTGAAGACTGAACATCATAAACGTGTTGAGCTGCGTTTTTACTAACAACAATCCAGCCAGAAAGAACTCTTCCTAGGCCGTGAGATACTATTGTTGTAGATCCAGACGCTAGATCAACATCGTTTATGATTTTTCCATCAAGGATAGATGAGCTTAAAACAGGAACAAAAGCATCCTCAACTCTTTCCTGAATACGATTGAGTGTTGAGTCATCAGTTGAGACTCTTTCGAATTTTCTAAGAGTCATAGCTGCCTCTAACCGAAAGGTCCGTAACCTGCCAAAACACCCATATCTTCGTCGGTAATGCCAAAAGGCTCACCGGCGTCTCTGTTTCTTGCTGCGTTTTCAATTCTCGCTGTAATCTTATCGTGCTCAAGCTCAAGAGGTTTTGTAGATGTTTCCTCTTTTTGCCTCATTTTAATTGCTGCTGAACAAACTGCGTAATCTTCCCAGTTGGATGCAATTCTGTCATCCACCGAGTCTGAATCATTTACAAGCTTTACATAAGTTGGAATGTACCAAACGGTTACCTCATCAGTAGATGTTGGAGTAGGTATAAAGTTTAAGTTATTTCCAGTTAAACTGTACCGATGGTTTGTGTGCCCTCGGTCAGAGTAAAGTGCCTGGCTTGACTTGAATGTGTTTCTTTCTTGGAAAGAATACCTAGGAACACGAACTGTTTCGGCTCCCTGCTTTAGGTCCACACCCATAAGCTTATAGAGATTATTTAATCCTATAGACTCAAGCGAGTAGGAAGACGTATCCCCTGCCAAACTAAAAGAAATTGAGCTAACGTAATAATCTTCAAATTTTAAAACAAGAATATCATGAAGCTCACCAAGGCCAGTGTTAATGTAATCGTTAATTTCTGCATCAGAAAAAAACTCATTACCAACAGCATCAGCAAGCCTACGGGCTCTGGTTCTTAGTTCAAGCAAGGTAGACATCAGTACTCTCCACCCTCATGCTTCATCATGCAGATTTCAATAGCGTCTTTTAAATGATCTGCAAAAGCTTCCAGGTCGTTTTCTTGAATTGCCTGAAGAACAGAACTGGCTGCATCTTCAAAAGCATCTTCGCTTCCAATTTCGTTATCATCAGACTCAGGGTCAAAACCCATCAGATTGTCTTTACTGCTTTCTTTCTTGTTGTCGCCAAGAAGAAGCGCAATACCTGATTCTTTAGCCATTTTAAATCTCCATAAAATGGTTAGGGGGCCGAAGCCCC